GACTATAAATATATAAATTAATAATAATATTATATGCCTTTTATAAAAAAAAGTCAAGGGCTGTCATATAAAAATACTCACTCGTCATAAGTTTTTGTACATATCAGCACATAAAACAGCCCTGAAAACGTGCATTTTTACACCTTACCTATGCCGTTATATATAATAAGCACTGAAAAGCATGAAAAATCAGAATAATACTAAAGCGTTAAAAAGAGGTTAAAATTTTTGGTATTCCTTGAAATCTACATATTTGTGTAGTATAATGTAATCAATAAAATGCGACAGTTGTAAAAAAATCGGGGAACAATTGTCACTCTCAGGGAAAGAGGATATATATGCAAAAGATATTTTATGTTTCAAGAAATGAGGACAAAGCCCATGATGGAAAAGCCCCGGATATGGACAGATTTCAGCGAGTTGAAAAGCTCAACAGTCTGATCGCGGCAGGCTGGGCTATAAAGGAAATGAAAAGCGAAAACAACAGCACATTCTTTGTGCTTGAGAAAGCAGACTAGACTCAAAATGGCGGTATAAGACCGTACCCTGCCAATAACGCAGACACGACGTCCCGCCAACAAGTTCGCCAGGTCTTTCAACAAACTTATAGGACGGTAGCCCCACCGTCCTTTTTTATGTGCAGATAAATTTTGCGAAAACGTTTTATGGGTATTGCATTTTAGAGAGAAATATTGTATAATTAATGTAATCGTTTTAATGAGCACAAATGATACTATACATATTATAAAGGAGTAAAAACTATGGCTTATGTAATCGGCGTAGACTGCGGCACAAGCGGCACTAAGACGGTGCTTTTCGACGAAAAGGGCACTGTTATTTCTTCTGTAACTATTGAATATCCTATGTATCAGCCTAAAAACGGCTATGCAGAACAGGATCCTGCTGACTGGGCAAACGCAATGATAAACACTATCAAGGCTGTTATGACCAAAAGCGGCGTAAACAAAGAGGACGTTGCAGGCGTTGGTATCTCGGGACAGATGCACGGACTTGTTATGCTCGACAAGGACGACAACGTTCTTAGGAAGTCCATAATCTGGTGCGATCAGAGAACTGCCGCAGAAGTTGAAGAGATGAACGAAAAGCTCGGCAGAGAAAAGCTCATCAAGATAACAGCAAACCCTGCTCTCACAGGCTGGACAGCTGCAAAAATTCTGTGGGTAAAGAACAACGAGCCTGATATATATGAAAAGTGCAGACACATCCTTCTGCCAAAGGACTATCTGAGATTTATCCTCACTGGCGAATATGCAACAGAGGTTTCTGACGCAAGCGGTATGCAGCTTCTTGATGTGCCAAACCGCTGCTGGTCAAAGGAAGTCTGCGATACGCTTGGCATTGATATGTCAATGCTGGGCAAGGTGTACGAGTCATGCGAGGTAACAGGCAAAGTCACAAAGAAAATGGCTGAGCTTACAGGACTTAAAGAGGGTACTATAGTAGTAGGCGGAGCAGGCGACAATGCCGCTGCAGCTATCGGAACAGGCGTTGCAGAGGACGGCAAGGCGTTCACAACCATCGGAACATCAGGCGTTGTATTCGCACACACTTCTTCTATCTCTATCGACCCAAAGGGCAGAGTTCACACCTGCTGTGCAGCAGTACCGAACGCATGGCACGTTATGGGTGTTACACAAGGCGCAGGACTTTCGCTGAAATGGTTTAGGGATAATTTCTGCAATGCAGAGAAAGAAACAGCAAAGTGCATGGGTGTTGACGAATATTATCTCATGGATAAGGAAGCAGAGAAAGTGCCTGTTGGTGCAAACAGACTTCTCTATCTGCCATATCTCATGGGCGAAAGAACACCGCATCTTGACCCTGACGCAAGAGGAGTATTCTTCGGACTTTCCGCAATGCACACAAAGCGTGATATGCTGAGAGCAGTAATGGAGGGCGTATCATACTCACTGAGAGATTGCGTTGAGGTATTCAGAGAAATGGATATCAACGTATCTGATATGATGGCATGCGGAGGCGGCGGAAGCTCACCGCTGTGGAGATCAATGCTCGCAGATCTTTACAACTGCCCTGTTAAAACAGCTTCATCAAAAGAAGGTCCAGCCCTTGGCGTAGCACTTCTTGCAGCAACAGGCGCAGGCATTTACTCATCAGTACCGGAAGCTTGCTCCGCAGTAGTAAAGACCGACAAGATACAGCAGCCTGAAGCAGAGCGAGTACCTGAGTATGAGAAATACTACAAGCTTTACACAGAGATCTATCCTGCACTGAAAGCAGAATTTGCAAAGCTTGCGAAGATGTAATACAAAGCCAAAAGCTCCGATTTGCTGTCGGAGCTTTTTTTGTGTTAAAATATTTTGACAACTAAAAAACGGCTCTCCACAATAGCGGAAAACCGTTTTTTACATTTTGGTCGGAGTGACCGGATTTGAACCGACGACCTCTACCACCCCAAACACAAATAGAAAATTTTAGGATATGAACCGCCGCATTTTGTTTAAAAATCGGCGGTTTTATTGTGCATAGAAATATTACAAAAAGTTTAGTATGTTAGTGCGGCATTTTAACAAATTATACATTGACAAGAAATATTACAAGTATTTACGCCGTTTTCTTAATGTTATATAATATAACTGTAGTTAAGAGAACTACAACAAATTATTAATTGATTTTGGAGGTATGACAAGATGTATATTGTCAAAGGTTTTAAGAAAAACAGTGGAGTTATTAAGGAAACAGGCAGAAAGTGGGAAAACTACACTCTTTTTTGCCTAAAAGAAAGCAAGGACGAGAGCGTTACAGGATATGAAACACATATCGCAAAGGTGTCAACAAAGGTCTTGCAGGAAACGTTTCCTAACTCCTCGGCTATGATTGATAGCCATGTAAATATTAACTACGGCGTTCGTACTTTCGGCGGTGTTGAAAAACTCGTTGTTGAAAGTATAGACATAATCAAGTAAGAAAGGAGATTAAGAATATGCCTATTACTGTTCTTGCAGGTGAAACAACTGCTATTACTTCGGGTGTATCAACTATCACTGACCTTGTGTCACAGGTGTGGACACTTATGACAAGTAATCCGCTTGTTATGGTCTTTGTAGGTGCATCACTCCTCGGTGTTGCAATCGGCGTTATCAGAAAGCTTACACATAAGTAAGCCGTATATCTCGCTTGTGCGGGGCGGTTAATCCGCTCCGCATTTTTATTTATAGAAAGGAGAAAACAAAATGAAAAATGTTGATACAGTATCTAAAAATGACCTGTCAAGTGTTCCGTGGTACATGAATAGAAAACTATTTCATATAATTAACTTTATGTTTTGTATGCTTGATACTTGGCTTTTCATTGCCCCCTTTATAGTTTTTCATGTAATTACTTTTAATAGTATAATTTCATATCCCTTTACTACACCTAAACAAACTGCTTTATTTGGATTTACTTTGTCTTTTCTTTTGGAGTTTATTATTCATCATCTTATTTTTTCTGTTTGTCATCTTGTTGATTAGAAAGGAGAAAAAAATATGAAAACAAAACTTCGGCGGTTTGTTTCAATCCTCTCCGCTATGGTGTTAATGATATGTTGTGCCGTTCCTGCGTTCGCTGCTGATATTGGTACTTCTTATACTACATGGAATGATACTATAAAACAAAATGTCTTTTCGTGTATTCCTGATAGTGACAAAACCGATTATTATACTGTCTTTGCCGCCCCTAATGGCAGTGGTTTTACTTATACCATTATTTTTTGTAAATCTGGTTCTTCTGTTACGTACTTCGGTAGTAATCTTCATTGCTATGTTTCAAAATCTGATTATAATGCGTTTGCGTGTGTCCTCGTTACATCAGAAAATAAACCTATCTATGATGATACTGCTACTCTTTGGTGGTCTGAAAATGGCGATTACTACGACCACGATCCGTACGATTATTCAGGCGGTCACTACAAAGTTATATATAGTAACGTTCCTGTTTTAAAGTGGGAAGATAAGAAGACACCTGTATGGGAAGACCCTAACGCCCCACCAGTTCCCTTTACTGTCGATTATTCCCCCTCTCTCTCTGAGGGCATGAGCCGCAAGGGAACTCTTGTCGCTCCTGGTGCAAGCAACAACGGTCAGGAAATTGAAAGCAATGGGCTTAACGTCCGTGTCACACTGACGGACGAATTTATAAAACTCCGTGACAGCTATGACGAACTTAAAGATTATACATATGAATTTGTTTGTTATATCACTACTTCTCCCCCTGAAAAGTCGTCTTATGAAGAGAGCGTTAAAAACGCTGTTTATACTTCGTTGGACTATGGCAAATATATGTATACTACAAGCGGCGTTGTTGATGATGTTACGGACGATAACAAAGAGCCTACGGAATGGATAAAGGCAGAGGGCATAAATGCAGGTTACATTATTGGCAAGGGTGGCTCTGTCAAGAATGTTACTATCAATCTTGAAAATCTTGATAGTTCACAGTTCACAGCCGATACAAAGCTTTATATCGTGGTATATGGTCGCTTGACCTCTCTTTCAGTTCCTACCCCTGATTACTTCGACCTTGACAATCAAGGCTATCTGTGCAATCAAGGTAGCTTAAACTCAAAGCAGATTGTTACAGTAAATGCCGACCCCGAAACAGGCGAGGGAATAGACGTTGTAATGCCTGATTACTATTGTGTAACGTCAACGGCGTTCAATTATAAGGACTATCCCGAATACAAGCCGAAAATATTCAAGAATGGTGCTGAAATGGATACAAACAAGCCGTTTACTGATTATCTTGATAAGAAGTTGACCCCTGATTATATGTATGATTATGATATGGATAAAAAGGGCGAAAGTGGTCTTGCTCCTGACGATTTCAAGAAATATGAGGAACAAAAAAATCTTGATAAAAATTTCGGTTCGTTTGATTTTGGTTTGGATAGTATTAAATCAGTGTTTGACGGCTCGTCCGATTTCTTCAAGTTCTTAACCGCAAGTATAGGCATTTTGCCTACAACGTTCTTAACTATCCTTATCGCTTTCTTTGTTGTCATGTTGGCAATTTGCGTTGTTAAATGGGTATTGAAGTAGGGGGTGCAATATGGATTGGTTTTCACTTATGAAGTCGCTTTTTGTTTCAATTCAACACTTGATGTGTTTACGTATTCGTTTTGGTGAATTTAGTTTTACAGTAGGCGCAATGATTATAGGATTGTTTGTTATATCCTGCTCTGTTGCTTTGTTGCAGTATCTTTTTCATAATACATAAGGAGTTGTTAAAATGGTTGCAATATTAAAATTATTCGTTCTGTCACTAATAGTCATATTGGCTATTAGTGCAGTTCTTGGCGTGGTGGCGTTCTTTATGGACTTGCACGCCTTTAAATCTGAAAAAGACTTGTCGCTTCCTCGTAAACGGCTTATTGAGGCTCTATATGAGGAGCAGGAGTTAAAAAAGCAATCGGCTGAACAGCCACAGAACACACCACAGAGCGACAAGCAAGAGCCTGAGAAAGAGGGGTGGTAAATGTGTTATATGATGTTCAAAACGCCTGCTATCAATTGCTAAAGCTTCTTGGCTGTGACCTCGCCGCCATTGATGTTATAAAGACGTGGAAACAGTTCGGCGTGTTGTGCTTGGAATTTGTCTTTGCCTGCATTATGCTGTTTCTGCTTTGGAAAATGCTTTATAATGCTATGATACGTTTCTTCAACCCTCGGAGGTAGCTTATGATTTTATTAGATTATTTCGTTCGTCTGCCGTCCTTGGCGGCTTATACTGCCTATGATAAGGCTACAGCTTTATATTTTAATTGGTCGCAAATATTCAACGGTTGGGGTATACACTTATTTGTCGGCAAATTCGGAGCAGGTAAATCCTCTCTCATGGTCGCTGAAGCTTATGAACTCTGTCGCAAATATCCTCAACTTCATATCTTGACAAATATTAATATCAAAAACTTCCCCGACTATACGGAGATACTTCCCTTGAACACTGCACAAGATATCCTCAACGCCCCTAAAAACACGCTTGTGCTTATTGATGAGATAGGCACTATATTCAATAGCCGTGACTTTTCGGGCGGTAAATGTGCCGTTCCTAAACCGCTATTTCAACATTTGTGCCAATGCCGTAAGCGGCGTATGATGATTTATGCAACTGTTCAGCGGTTCAACCTTTTAGATAAACAAATACGTGATATAACCGCAGACGTCACCGCTTGCCATACTCATTTTAAACACCCATTTTGCCGTATTCAGACAGGTTACACATATGACATAGAAGAATACGAGCTATATTCTGAAAATAAGGCTTATACACCTGCACAGATGTACAATAGAACGTATCTACAGACAAATAAACGCCGTCAGCTCTATGATACATCACAGCTTGTCACGAATATGCTTTCAAAAGAGTATCTCAGTGATGAAGAAATACTCGCCAATCGTGAGGGCATAGAGCCTAACACACAGCCACTTGACCGAAAGCAGAAGAAATCTATTCGCAAGCGGAAAAATGCTTGGTAATGAAACAACTCGCAGTGGTTGCCGTGAGGCTCACTGCGAGTTGTTGTTGTCTTTGTTGTTAATCATCAGCAGATTGCTATTAACTGTGTTCTGCTGTATCTGTCTTAATAATTCCGTTTGTTTCTCTTCTTCTCGTCTTATCGCTTTGCTGTTGCCTGCTGTTTCAAATATAGCACATATCAACAGTATCACAATGACTATTTTCACGATAAGTATAACAACGCTTATTGACGTCATAGCATCCAATGCTGTGAATATTTCTTCCATACTCTCACCCCTCGTCTGTATGTGTCTTTATAATAATGTGGCTGTCCTCTGCTGATTTTATCTCCTGTCTGACAGCATATTTCAAATACCCTGCCTTTGACATTCCTAGTTCTTTTGCTCTGTCCTCTATCATTCTGTTAAACCCTTTAGGTGCTTTAAATTGCACTTTCTCTGTGTTTTCCTTATCCCATTTATCACGGGCTTTTCTTTGTGCTTCTGATACTGCCATTAAATCACCACCTTGCTATTATTATACATCATAATTTAGTAAATGTCAACAATTATTTCTACGGTATCCCGTAACAGTTTCTTTACAAATAGTTTACTCTATATCTATGTACTTATACGGTATCCCGTAGTATAATATATACAGACAAAGGGAAAGCGGATAACCCACAAACCGCAGAAAGGATTGATTATAATGAAAAATATTATGCCAACAATGCCAACAGCAACAGAGCTTGCAATTATGTATGCAAAGCGTGAACAGCTTAGAATTATCATTGAGAAGGCAATGGATATTCACGCCGATTGTGACT